ATGACAACATACGACGCCGCCCATGATTTTTTTGAAAATACTGTAAAACCTACAATTCAAGAATTCTTAGCCGATACAACTAATCTCAGAAAAGGGAGATTAGCTGCAATAATTCTCTATCATACATGGGACTATTTAAAGGACACTGGCCTAACTAACCCCACGGAAGAACTGACATCGCCAAATCATAAGTTAATGTATGAGACGATCAGAGCATCAGCGAATGCGTCAAAACATTACCGTGTGACTAGACATAATCCAATCGCGAGTTTTGCGAATCAGGTTTTAGCTGAACAGAATGACGGCCTTTTTGATGCCCCATTTGGTGAGGGGAGTTTTGCAGAGGCAAATGAAGTCCATTTGATACTAGATGAGACAGAGAGATGCAAATATGGTGGTGTTGAGGGTGTAAGTTTAGTTACAGCCGTGAAATTCATGCAGAATTACTGGGAATGTAGATTGAATAATTTACCGCATCCTTAATTCAATCTCTGACAGTTACTAGCTGTTTATATTGACAGTCTCAAATTTCCGGCCAACTTCATTAGCGGCCGGAAAATCGAAAATTCACTACCTTGTTTAGAGCATCGATATTTGAGTGCCACTTTGTTGGTGTGGTAGCACCGCGCGAACATCACCAGGTGTCACAATTGAATGTTTAAAGCTTTCCGTGGTGACAAAAGTATGACCACAATTGATATTGGTGCACTGGTGATAGCGCTCTTTGGTTTCTGTTGTGACTTGGTAGCTGCTGCGAGCATGAGCAGGTGAATGGCATAAAGTACAATTAAACATGACCCGGACTCCGGTATCATCCCGACTATGGTCGGTATTACTAATAATTATGAGTGGTTTTTGATTAAAAATCATCATTCCATATCTAAATCATTTATTTTTACTTCCAGTTCTAGCGCTGTTGTGAAGCCGCTATCACTAATTGTGTGAGTTACGGTAACCAGTGTCCAATCAGCCTCATCAATCTGTTTTTTAAATCCGGTCACCTTAACGGGGGTTTCTGGGTAAAGATCGGCGCGCCCTTTGGCGAGCTGGATAGAAAATTTAGCCGCGCCACGTTGCAATTGCTCCCAATTCGATTTGGCTGCACGCTTCGCGTTGTCTTTTGTTGCATATGTTGTGAGTAACGTCAGCACATTTTCATCCGTACCTATCAAGTATTCGCCCTGTTTTTCTGTTTCCCTGGGTTTTATTCCCGCGCTTGATTTACGTTTCCTTTTTACTTCGATAGCGGGTTTTTCTTGCGTGCGAGTATTGAGCCAGTTAGCGATTACTCCAGTGTATGCGCCGCGGTCTGCTACGCTAAACTGATGACCATCGCCAAGACTACGAGTGATGGTTATTACTGGAATAGGTTTCCCACTTGCCGTTTTAGCTTGCCCTTGACGAATAAATAAAATATTTCCGCTTTTTACCGCGGCAATCGCGCCGTACTGTTTTGCCAGTCTGGTAATAAAATTACCGTCTGATTCGTTTGTTTGGTCAATATGTTCGACTGGCAGGGCAGATATCGTATTATTTAAAATTGGTGTCAGCTTATTTCGGCTAGCAATTATCTTAATGATTTCGCTAATGGTAGACTGATGATAAGACTGATCGCGGCGTATATTAAGCGTTTCCCGAAAGTCAGCGCTACGAGCTCTAATTGTTAGCTTATCCGGTGCACCGCTATGCTCTATTTCGTCCACGGTAAATGTACCTTTATCAATCAATACGCCGCCTTTCCAGCCTAAACCCACTGCAATCTTTGCCCCTCGGCGCGGTAGCACTAATTTTCCGTCAGCATCATCAAGTTCTATATCAAGCTGATCGGCTTCAAAGCCGCGATTATCTGTAAGCGTTAATGACATAAGCCGCTTTTTAATATTATCGCTTTTATCTATGCCATCCACGACGATAGAGTAATTAGGCTCGTTATTGCCGTTATTAAGCAGCCCATCTAGCGTAATCATGAAAATAGATCCCCGACGGTGTCTGTAACTTGGTCGGCGAGATCATCAAACTTCTGTGATAAGTCACCAAACATTTCTTTCAATGATTCATCAGTCCGTTTTAATGTGATCGTAAATTCAATTTTTCGCGCTGAACCATCACTAAAGAAAATGCTTTTTGTACGACTAAGACTTTCTATTACAAACATGCCGTGAATAGCGCCGTTACCCTCAATGAGTGACCAGGCTTTGCCGGTATCCGCCATTAGTTGCAATGCCATGAGTGAAACCTTACCGCCGGTTAGCTCTGGGTAAAGGGTTCCGCTTAATGTTATCGATTCATCATCAGGTCCTAAAAATTGGCTTACTGCTCGCAAACCAATTCGGGCATTTGATGGGTGACGCCAGGCCATTTGGTGTTGGAAGTCTTGATATGGGGCTGTTTGCAACATAAATACAAACATGCCTAATGCCATCATCATGTTATCTCTCCTTACTCGTCATGGTCTTGATAGCTGCGATTTGATTTACTTTGTGCCTGGCGATTATGAGCGGCCAATTGTCTGGCAACTTCTTGTGCGATATCTTGTGCGGAGTGGTGAGGCTGTGGGTAAATATTGATAACGGGTGACGCGACAATTTGCGGTTGGTCGCTTTGATTGTTTGTCATGTGCCTATCGTTATGACTGTGATATTGCGCGGCGGGCAAACTGTATGGGTGCATTGGTGCGGCCGCTGCTTGATAGCCGCTGAATAGCATTGATGCTGCAACAGCCATGGCAGCAGTATTGCGGCGACCCGTGACATGAGCAGGGCCGTTTATAATTTCAGGACCGTGTTCACCTACTACGCCGAATTTACCGATCGGAATATAACCACCATCATCATAATCACCGGTATATTTTGCTGCGACAGCGGCGACGCTATCACCGGCTGGAGCGTTCTTGGATATTGTGCCGTATTTGCGGGCAACAGCGGCAATTTCTGGATTAGTCTTGGCAAGCTCGCGAGTTTTTTCGGAACGTTGTTTAACCTCGTCTAGCTTTTCAAGCACCCATTTAATGGATGCAGTCACTGCCTTGAGTGGTATTAATGCCAGACTGATACCATCAGCCAAAAACTTACCAAAGGATTTACCTGCATCAGCCGCGCTGTTTAAATCCGCTGTGGTTGATTGCACCGGATCTAAAAGTTTTTTAAACCAATTCCAGACATTTTTAACTGCGTTACCAATCCAATCGAATACCGGCCCAAGCGGTTTTAATGCTTCTTTAATCGGTGCGGCAGCTTGCATAAATCCTTCAACAACACCGCCTAGAAATGCTTTTATCGGTTTCCAATATTTGTAGATCAATAGCCCAGCGGAAGCGATAGCAAGGGCAATTAACCCGATTGGGCTTATCAGTATCCCAAGCATGCTACCTAGCCCACCCAAAGCAAAACGCAGGAATTTTAGAGGCGACTTAGCCAGCCAATTCAACCCCTTTCCTAATGCTCCAAAACTAGATTTAATCGGAGTCGGAGAACGCGCAATTTTAGCCAAACCATTACGTAAACGCTCAAGGCTAGCAATAGCCGATTTACCACCATTTTTAGACATGGTGAGCAATGAGCGACTAAAATTACCGATCTGCGTGGTTGTTATTGGGGTTGTGCTTGCCAGCCTTGACATGCCAAGGGATAGATTCGGTAGTAACCTAATGCCTAATACTGAGGTTGTAAAACGCAGCATCGCGAATGGGCCGAGAATGCCCACCGCTGCAATAGCCAGCGCACCGAATGCGGCGGTGGTGATAGCGACGACTGTACCAATTTTAACAATAGCGGTGCTTACCTGTGGGTGTGCTTTCAAAAATTCAGCCACCCCATGCATAAACTCGCTTATTCCTTTCGCGGCTGAGCGTAGCCAGTCATTATTTTTTTCGAACAATTCAACGCTGATATTCTCCATTGCAGCATGGAGAATGGTCATATCGCCTTTCATGTTATCTAGCATTGTTGTGGCAACACGGGCCGCTTCACCGTCATACTCGCCTGGCTTACCGCGCATTTTATCCAGTGAACCATTACCGGCTGCATTCATTAATACGCCAAAGCCGGTTACCGCATACTGACCTGCAATATTTTTATAGACAGCCCCGCGCTCAACGTTACCCATCTTTGAGGTTTTTTCATTAATCTCTTTAAGAATATCAACCAGATCGCGCATGTTGCCGTTTCTATCTGAAGTCTTAACCCCCAAGTCTGCAACAACTTTAGAACCGCCAATGCGGCTCAAAATACTACGCATCGTGGTACCCGCCTGGCTCCCCTGGATACCCGCGCTACCTAACATTGCTGTTGATGCTGCTACTGTCTCCAAGCTCTGCCCGTACTCCCTGCCAACACCCGCTGAATATTTGAGTGAATCGCCAAGCATGGGTATATCAACGTTATTTCTAGTAAATAAAGCCGTTAGCACATCAGCAACACGATCCATTTTTTCGGCGGGGATACCCATTGCCGTTTGAATATTTGAGGCAATATCAGCAGTTGTACCCAAATCAATATCCCCGGCGGCTGCCAGATTAAGCATACCTGGCATCGCCCCTAATACTTGCTTAGGCGTGTAACCGGTACGGCCTAGGAAATATTGCCCTTGTGCCACTTCCAGATCGGTAAATTTAGAAGATAGCGGCAGGGTTCGCGCCTGGTGCCTCATGGCTTGCATATCGGGGGAATTCTTATCAGCAATACGAGTGACCGCCTGGGTTTTACTCATCATCCCGTCAAATTCATAACCGACGTGCAAAGCGTTCTCAATGCCACGGCCCATTGCACGGCCAGTTGATAACGAGGTGTAACCCAATCCGGCGGCAATGGCTTTCCGCTGATTACTATTATCAAATCGATTTCGCGCAGCACTAAGGCGCTGCTGTTGCTGGGCTTGCTGTTCTAACTTACGTTGCTGGGTAGATAAGGCAGCAGTGGTGCTAGTGATATTAGCTTTAAGTGATCGCTGAGCCTCTCCCAGACGATGAGTGGCAATGCCGCTATTTTGTAGGGCTGTGCGCTGGGTGTGCAGCGCTGTACGCAAGTCGTTATATTTTTGCTTTAGTTTCGCGGCTTCTTCGCTGGCCCGTTTAAACTCTCTGGTCTGTTTGGCGGTAGGTGCGGCACTGTTTTTTAATTCGGTAGCAAGTTGACGCGCTTTTTCACGGGCGGTGGCAAGGGCTTGAACGGCACCAGTCACCGCCGCTTTATTCTTGCGGAATCCTTCGATTTTTCCAGATTGTAAATCTAGCTGTTTAAGTTGGTCTTTCGTACCTTTAATAGAAGCGGCCAGCGTTTTATTACTGGCCAACATAGATTTAAATGGCTTTGTGATTTTATCAATAGCACTTAAAGAAACCTGTAATCGTAGGTTCTTATCACTCATCACTTGCCCCGTTACGTAATATGGCCTTATGCCGCCACTCTAAAAGCTCACCTACCGTCATGGGATCGGTTGCGCTGGGCGGCCAGTGGAATACAACGGCAATATCCGCCATTAAATCATCAACCGTTAAGCTTGCAGGTAGTCGGACTTGACCGAGTTCGGCAAGAAAAAAATAGCCAGTGCCTGAGACAGTGCATAGATATCCGCCGGATCAAGGTCGTTGATTTCCGCAGCCGTAAGGTTGGGGGTAGTGATACGGGGCAGCACCTTGATTAATGCGTCAACATCCGTATCTAGCAAGGCTTGAAGTTTTGCACCGCGCAACGCTCCGGCGTTGGGTTTGTTTACTGTCACTTCTTCAATAGTGGTGTTGCCACGGACGATCGGCACATCCAGTGCAATAACGTTGAATTTATCCTGAACGGGTGTTGAATTTTCAATAACTGCAACGGTTTCTACGTCTGCTGATTTCATGATTGCTATCCAAGTAATAATGAGTAGGGTAGTTGGGTAAATCACTGCAATAATGCTATAGCCCAATATTTCGGCGGTGCGCTTCCAGCATATCCACGCCATTGACCACCTCGACCATATTGACAATATCGATCTCGATCAGGACTTCGCCATCCCACGTCAATTTGTAGTAGGTACACTTGGTCGAGATTTTTGTTGTGGTGCTATCGCCTTGTTTACTGTCACCGCCGTCGATATCTTCATGTCGCCCACGGAGCACAATTTCTACCGCGTGGGTTTCGCCGGTATCGTCGCGCTGATAGGAGCCAGCAAAGCGCAGCATCACGCCATCGACCTTTGTCACGCCCCACTGACGGTAAATCTCTGACTCAATACCACCCAACGTCCAGTCAACATCTAATGCACCATCAGCCAGACCTAAATCTACTTTGGCGCTACCATTCATGCCGCCGCCGCGAAAATCATCAAACTTACGGTTCAATTTAGGCAAGGTGATGGACTCAACTACCCCCTGATAGCTGTTCCCATCGTTAAACACATTGAGGTATTTAAGTTTACGAGGTAATGCCATGATTTAAGCTCCCTTAGCTGTTAACGGCGTTGGCGAAATTAGCCAGGTAACGATCTGTGATACGCTGGCGCAGGGTTAAATCTTCGAGCGGCGGAACCGGCGTATAGTCGTAATCAATAAACAGACGGCCCGCTTTTAGCGTGTCTTTATCGTTCACGCTATCGTCATACCAGCAATCGCCATCAATGATGTAGCCTTGCGTTTTCAGCTCACGCATTTTTGCGCGCATACCTTCGACAATATCTTTCGCTAATGAGGGGGTGAGAGGCCTATCATTGGCCCACATATGGGCTTCTGCCATGGTGTCTGCAAGAACTTGCGCGGTGCGAGTGTAACTTTCAAAGGCAAACAGAGGATCATCAGAACAGGTGCGGGAACCCCAAAAGCGGAAACCGTCTTTTCTGATAAGCGTTGTCACGTCTTTGCTGTTAAGCAAATTGGCATCTGTCGCGCTATTTTGCAGATCCCAGAACACATCAGCGCTGATACCAGTGACGCCGTTTACACCGACGTTAGACAGGGTTTTATGCCAGCCCGTGTCATTATCGATTTTGGCGCGTAACCCTAGTGCGCGAGCGGTGGCAAAGGCTGTGGCCTCGGCGTTAATCACGCTATCCCAGCTAAGAAAGTCCGGCCAAATCAACATGGCTTCGCGCTGGCTGAAGTTTTCGCGGTACGCCATGACCTCTTCAATGTTTTTGCAGCCATACGCGCTTAGGTAGGCGAATGCGCGTAAGTCTTGAGCGACAGAGAGCAGGGCGGTTGCGACGGGTTGAGTGTCGTGACCTGGCACACCGAGGATGCGAGGTTTAACCCCTAACCGGCTTTGTGCTGCGAGTAATGATTGCATACCCGTTTTACGGCCATCAGCGGTTACGCCGCCAATGATATTGGTTGTCGTTTCGGCTTCGGTAGTGCCTTGCGCGACTCGCACAACCACGGTAACTGGCTTAGTTTGATCACTTATAGCCTGGAGCGAGTGCGCGAGGGTACCATTTGTACCGGCCTTACCGGCGGCGGTTTGCACATCGGTGATCAATACCGGGGTGTTTAAAGGAAAGGTTTTCGCGTCGGCATCATCTGAGGTACACACCATGCCCACTACCGCTGTACTGACAGTGCGAATGGGGCGAGTACCTTCGTTGATTTCAATAACGCGCACACCGTGGTGATAATTATCGGGCATGGGGTTTCTCCGGTTAAGCGTTCATCGCTATGGTGCCGGATTATTGCGCGTGGGGCAGGTGATGGCGGTTGTGTGGGAGATGGTACAAGAGTGAATCGGTAGCCCGGGCAATTAAGCCCGGTTTTGTGTTGCATACTGAATAATCAGCTTACGGTTGTAAAGGCCATTCAATATCTGGCGCACTGTCAATATTTACGCGGCTCAGTAACACACGATAAGTTTTTAATTCCTGCAACGTTGCTTTTTCGGCATCAGTCGCCATCCCCATATTAATCGCATCCTCTAACGTTTCTATATTTGCACCTACCGCCTGTTGGCGTTGTGCAAGTTCCGTTTTTGCCGCTTTAACTGCTGCTTGATGTTGTGTTTCTACATCAGTGATCCACTTTTTGCCATTCCATTTATCGTAAGAAGTTGATGGGGATAGCGTGGTCACATCAGCAGGTAAATCACCGATAGTGGCAACGGTTTGTTGTGTGCCTGTGGTTGTGTTGTAAACCACCGTGCCGCGATAATCTGGCGGTGTTTCCCATGCGCTGCCGTCAGTACTGCGAACCAATGCCAGCCCTGCTTTTGGTAATGTTGGTTTATCAGCAAAACTTAATGCCGGCAAACCCACTCCCAGTGGTAAATATTCAAATGATACTCGTTGAAATTCACGTTGTTCAGGCTCAATGCTGTACACAGTCAACCAACCCGCCTCAACTGTAATACCCTTATCATTTAGTTTTGCATACGTTAATTCAGTGTTGTAGTTGCTCATTATGCAGCTCTCACTATGTAGTTAAATGCAATGTTGCGGGGCTTAATTCGATTATAACCAACCACTCGTTGTGCTACACCGTCTTGATTTACTTTGTATATAGAATAGCTTTGCGAGGTTGATATTGGTGACTCTGTTCCTGTGATTGGCAATGCCCCGTATCCAGCCCCATCGTTACCAACATAATTACCAAATGCAGACGCATCCTGAAATGACAACAGCCCGCGATTACCATCAACCCCCCTCCCATCATCCCACCCACGAATAAACTCACCACGCAAATCAGGCAAATTGCCACTCGGATAAGCGGTGGCCAACTGTGGATATTTTATTTTATCGAAAGCCGCGCCGTTACATTTCAGCCAACCGCTTGGCACCGTTGCAGTCGGCCAAGGCTGCGGTATGCCTACTGGCATACCCATTCTTAGTATTGTTGCAATTACCTGAACAAATTCCGTCGTAGCCAGTTGCCTATTATTTGTGGCTGGCGGTGCAGTCGGTGCGGTAGGTACACCAGTTAACGCTGGGCTGTCTTTCGGGGCATATTGGCTATGTGGATCAATGTCTTTGATGTGATTTTTTAGCAAATCATCTGCATAGGCTTTTACTTCAATAGCTTTATTGTCAACATATTGCCGTGTAGCAAGCACAACCGATGGATCAATCTTTAGCGTGACAGAGTCAGTGCTGCTGACAATCAAGATAACGCGGATAGTCTGCGTTCGCCCACTGCCCTCCTGAAGCTGCGGCTTATAGGTTTCTGGGCAATTAGCGATAGCAATCAGCGCCCCATCTTTATCGAACAAGCCAATTTCACGGATCCACCAACCGCCCTCACTCTCAGGAATAACTTGCTCCGCAATAATCTGATTCGTGTTAGCCGGATCAACGGTCAGAAGGTTGATAGAAGCGCGGCGCTTCTCCCCCTTTAATACCGTCTGCGCAGGGTCAGGAGTGGGTAAGGTTCCGCCCCCATCGCCAACGGCCATCTGGCTGATCTCCAGCTTAATGCCCAGCGCGGTGGCGTTAGCCAGTTTTGCCGCGCCCAAATTAGTTAATACTGCAAAAAACTTAGCGGCCATAGCTCACCTTCATTGTGTCGATAAAATGAATAGCGTTACCGGCATAAGACTCACCGGCAACCACAATACTTTCTGGTAAATAGGGATAAACCGTCAGGCTGTCTCCCAAATAGGCACCCGCACCCACAAAAGAGCTTCCCGCCGTCTGCAGGTTGATAGACATACCAATCAAGTGTCGGCTTCGCGGCTTTGCATCATCGATCAGGCGCTCAAGCTCTTGATAGGTTTCTTCCGTAATGCCTTGCTCTTGCACACCAATATCTAGCCGAAATGTTCCGGGTGCTTCGTTAGTTTTCCACCACTCAACAACACGAATAAGAAATCCAAACGGCTCAACGACTCGGCGAACAGCGCCAATGGTTCCCTTGTGTTGGTGAACATAAAAGGAGTCTTTAACTACCTGGCGCTTTACTAGTTCCGGCCAACTTTCGTCCCAACGATCCACAGAACGCGCCCACGCCAGGTAAGGCAAAAATGAAACCGGGCAGGTTTCCGGGTCCCATAACTGGCGTAGCGGCACATCCAAATCAGCCATATCGCCACAAGCTTCGGCCAGTCTACGTTCTAGCGCAGACGACCCCGGCGGCAACAGCGTTGGGTTAGTCATCGGTACCGCCAATAATCACAGTCCAATCAGTGCAATACGCCGCCTGCGTTCTATCAATCACTATATCTTCAGCAGGTGAAGCCAGTTCCACACGCTGTACGCCCTCAACATGAAGTGCAGCAAACAGCGCAGAACGGCGAACATCACGGCCCAGACGGCGCTGGGTGCTGATATAACTTTTTAGTCGCTCTTTTGCTGCGGCGAGTATGGGTTCCGCTTCCGGCCCCGGATAGACATATAGAGACGCGTCAACGCGATATTCCACCACTTGAGCAGAATTGACAGTTACCCGATCGGCTACCGGGCGCACGTTCTCATCATTCAGTGCTGCCTCGACCACTGCCAGTAATGATGCATCGGCAATGCCGTTACCCTCACGCGCTAATACAGTGATCACAACCACAGCCGGTGATGGGCTGATTGCTGAGGCATCGGCCACACGGCCATCGGCGCTAGTCGCATGAAATTCATACGCACCTGTCGGCCCGGCAACGGACATACCTTCAAATGCGGCTGGAATACGGGCGCGTAAATCGTTATCCGGTTCCATCACTGCCACAATAGGAGGTACAGCCAGCGGGTCAGCAGGGTGAACGGTTAGGCGAGAAACATCATTATTAGCAGCTAGGTGATCGAGATCGCTACCGATGGCATAGGCCACCATGACCGCTTGTGCCGCTTCATTAACCCGCTGGCGTAATAGCAATTCTCTATATGCACTTTCTTGTAATAGCTTAACAATAGGTTCAGATTCAAATGATAGTGTTTGCCGTATTGCGTCTTGCTGCTCATCTTTGTGCAAAGCAATGAATGCCTCTTTACGCGAGGTAAAAAGACTTTCAAAATCCAGTGGCTCAACGACTTGCGGGGCGGGTAGCTGGCTCAAATCGATAGTTGGCATGGCTACCCCCTTACCGACATGGACAGATTTAACGGGTTATTGCTGTCAGTGTGACTACCCGATAAATCCACAATCATGCTGCCGTTAATACTCGTGCTGATATTGATTGCATTCAGCGTTACGCGAGGTTCCCAGCGCATAACAGCACCATAAACGGCCGCCATCATCTTTAGGCGCAACGCGGGGTTTTGGGGCTGATCAATCAGTGTTGATAGTAGTGAACCATAATCGCGGCGCATCACACGCGAACCTTGCGGCGTGGTAAGAATGTCACTTATAGATTGGCGGATATGGTCAATATCACCAATGCTTAAACCGCTATTGCGATTCATGCCAATATATTTATAGGTTGTCATTTCACCCCCTGCGTCCAACCTGGACCACTCAATACCGCGCCATGGTCATGCTTATCGACCACAACACCATTTGACGAAAACGCGCCGCCAGAGTGCTTAACATTGCCGCTCATCGTGCCACCTGCTTTCACTACCAGCGTCGCTGTAGTCAGGTTATTGGTGCATTCCACTTCTGGCGTATCGAGCGTAATTTTTACCGATGCCGTATTTACAATGTTTGGCGCGGTGGCATGGATTGATTCGCTGGCGTTGATCACTGCCGTTTTAATGCCTTTCACCGCTAAATGGCTGGTTTCTGGCTCATACTCAAAACGAGCGCCATCGGGAAACGTGATCACAATAGCGTCAGCAGATTTTGATGGGGCAGGGTTAGCATCAGAGAAAATCGCAGGCAGAATAAATCCAGTGGTTAACTCGCCGCCGATGCTCAGTACCATCACCTGCTCACCGATCGAAGGAGCAGACCAAAAGCGCACACGGCCTGCACGCAGGGTTAACCAGTTGAGCCAGTCGGTTTCTAAGTTGCCAATTTTTACCCGACACAGTCCGTTAGCAAGATCCACTTTTGATATGGTGCCAATCCGAACGATGTTAGCCAAAAGGCGTTTAATGGCGGCGATAGGTATATTCATGCTGCCAGTTTGGCGCGTTCTGTCGCGCGTGGCATCTGGTGGGGATTGTGTGGGGGATGGCACAACAGAGAGGGGGATTACATCGAGAACAGACATCATTATCTGTGCTGCAGGAACTGGCCAACACAGACAATTATCGCTATTTAGCAATGTGCTCTAACGCTAAATCTCCAATCCATTCAATATCATCATCAGTAAAACCTAATAATTCTCGGCGATCATATTTGACCGTCGGCCCGTTCCGACTGACTTTATCGCGCAAGCCGTAATGATGCACCCGCGCTATAATATTTATCTGTGCACTGAATGTTACCGCCGCTTCATCTGTTGTTGATTCAGACTTGATAAAACGAGCTGTGCGTAACTTAGTAAACATTTTGCGCTTAATTCTGCCTTGCTTATCACGGCGTTTTTTCTTACGTGAAACAAACGGTGAGCCGTCTGGATTTTGTTGCGCTTGAATATGTTTTTGCTGGCGAGTGCGCAGCTCTTTAGACACTTGGCGCATAAACGCAGTGCGGGCCTGCGGTGAAAGCTGTTGAAGTAATACTGATAGGGTGTCATCAAGAGTTTGGAAATTATCTAGCTGTGCCATTCAGCCACCTTTTCGCCTTTTATCCAGAGTTCAGCATGTTGAGTATTATCAGGCTCTGGCGGCTCCTCTACGTGTTTAACATGCAGCACACCGTCTCTCTCACTCACGATCACTCGCTCAGTTAGCTTTAGGTCAATACTGATATCGCGCGTGATATTGCTGAGGAAATCAGCCTCAAACTTAAAACCATCACCCCGGCGGTCTGGACTTGCCATTATGTCGGGTTGATTTGTCCTTAACCAATGTAGGATGGGGACGATCAACATGTCGGCACTTTCTGCAAAATCAGTAATAACAATATTTAAGGTGTACTGATATTCAAATGATAATGACGGGGCAAGCGTGGAATAAATTACCCCCTTATCAATGAAAATATGCAGGCAATCGGGGTTGTTAGCGATATAGGGCACTGCATCTGCCATCGATTTTCTCAGTGAGTCAGGCTTTAACATGGTTTCCCTTATTGCGCTAAGCAAATACGGTTAATGTAGTCTTGCAGCCCGGCTATTTGGCTGTTGGCGGTGGCAATTCGCGCTCGGAGGGTGAAATAATCCCGCTGAGCGGCGTCAGTAAGTCTGGCCCCGGTTGCATTAGCCATGCCGGAGGTGGCGGTGGGTTGGCATGTGGCGCTGATCCGCAACCGGCGGCGACCAGTGGTAACATCATGCTCAAGAGCCTTAATCTCATCTTTTGCACGGTCTAATTCCTTCGTTCTACTTGCGTCGATATCAGCAACAACACGCTGCATACTGTTTTGCCAGGTGAGCTGGCCGCTCAATTGGCCGTTAGTCTTCTTTAGTTGGTCGCGAACCTGGCGCAGCCCCTGATTTTGATAGAGCAGAGTAGCAAGCAGACAAAGGAGGGCTATTGCAGTCAATACCAAGAAACGATTCATTTTCCCCCCATCAGGCAGACTTCTCGCTCTACTTCGCGGCGGTTTATCAGCCCACGCCATTTCTGGCCGCCGGCATAAATCCACTGACGCAGGCCATCACATGCGCCAACGTAATCCCCAGCATTTAACTTGCGTAGCAGTGAGGAATGCTCAAAGGCATAAACGCCAACGTTGTAGCTGAATGTAATTAATGCGGCTTTTTGGTATTCGGTCGCTGGGGTTTTAACGGACCGCTCAACAGAACGAGAAAAAGGCACCAGGTCTTTATCCAGCATTGTCTGGCACTCTGCTGGGGTGTAGCGCTTGCCGGGGATAATGTCGGCCCCCGTATGTCCATAGCAAACAGTCCATACGCCTACGACATCTTGGTAAGGATCATAACGTACACCTTCCAGCTCTGGGATCATCACTGAGGCAATCGCTAATGCGCTCGCCCCCGATACGCCTAAAATCGCTTTGCGTAACGCGGGTGACATTGCCATTATTCACCGCCTCGATTGAATAAAGTCCGTTTTTTAGGTGCCTGGGTGACTATTCCGGCGTTGATTGCTTTTTCATACGCTCTGGTGCGGCGCAAATCGAAATAGGCTTGAATTAGCATGGTGATCAGGCCAATCACGAACCCGCCGATCGTCATGATAAAATTCCAATCCAGATGCTTTATCCAATCGAAAAAACCGGCGGTACACATGGTTGTGGCGATGCAATAACCTGCCGCCGCTGCTACTTTTTCAGTCACAATTTCCACTCTCCCACCTCTTATGCGGGGTTAATCCCATAGTTGCAGTGTTTGCACCGTTGTTGTCTGGACAACATCCGGCATATCGACGGGGTAACCGTGTGGCAGGATTGGCCCTTGATCCGCTAAGCCTGGGTTGCTTTTAATTACCTGCTCGGTAACTCCGTCTGTGCGACCGTAATAACGCATACAAATGGTGTCTACTGTGTCGTTTTGCATGGCAAAGACTTTCATTAAATAAGCTCAATCGTGGTGCGCGGCAGGGCTTGTAAATCGTTGATTGCCCATGCTGCATCGCGGCGCAGATCATCAATTGTCGGGTCTAACGCTTCAGCACGTTTGGTTCCTGCCCCGGTTGCATCAACGGTGGGATATTTTTCAGTGACGCTAGCCTGGATCAGATAAAAAACCGCGCGTCGGTATAATTGAACCCGCACGCTTTCGTTATCTATTTCTTCCGCTGGTACGTCAGCTAAATTCGAGTATCCGGCGGACTCCTGCTGTCTGCGAAAACCGGACAGCCGATCGTTAACTTCTTTGATGGCGTTATGTGCGGTTTCAACCACGCGAGGTTGTGAAATGGTGCCGTCTTGTCGCATTGAGGCGCGATATAACGTCAAATCAACATCCGGCCAGAAAGGGCTGTTTTTGATGATGCCCGCTCCTGGCTGTTCTGTTTTTTGTGAAATGTCGATAGACAGCTCATTTTTTGCGGGTTCGCTGCCCGGTGCTGGGGCAATGGCGATGCTAACCATTTCATATCCTATTAATAGGGCGGTGGACGGGGGCGTTGATAGTTTTATAAAAAACTGTCGCAGCTCCCGTGCCGCCCTCGCCGGGGGCGATTCTGTTAACTTGCGTTATTGACCAGTTTTTCAAGCTGCTTGATATCGGTTTTCACTCCGCAATCATCAAGCGCCAGTGCTTTTTTCAGGCTATCCAACGCCAATACGTAATCTTCATCCTGCCGTTGTGCATAACCGACGAACTTAAACAAACGTGCTTTCACTTTGTCTGGCATGTCTTTGCCTGCCAAAAGCTGCTGGGCGCGCACTAGCTGTTCCGTGTCTAGCACCTCGTTAGCTGTCAGGTTGCGTTGGGCGTTGGCTGCCACCTCTTCTGCAATCAGGCAAGCCGTTGAGCGTTGGAAGTTGTCAGGCGCGACAAGGTCATGACGCAAGGCATATTCCCCCACATCTAAAGCACTTTTAATGTCGCCAGCGTCGATCATCCACACCAAAACACGCATAAGAATGGCGTCCTGACCGCCTTTATCACAGGCAAGTACACCGGCAACCCATGGCATATAGGTTGGGATCATCTTGCTTTTTAGTTCAGCCTTGCTGATGTGAGATTCCACCCCGCTTAAGCGGTCTAAATCCTGTTTCAGCTTGAATAGCAGCAGTTCATAGTTATTTAAGTGGCTCAGACTGGCCGCCTCACCTAATGACGCGGCTTGCTGGGCGGCTGAGAACTGCTTATGACGTCTCGCCGGACTGCTCATCGGTTAGCCCTCTGCGTTTTCCGGTTGCTTTGCTTGCTCCGGTGCTTTTGCTACGGGTTTCAGGATTTCGATATTTTCAATCAGCGCCGCGCATTCGTAATCTTCAACCACGTAGGCTTCATTAACTGATTCGTAGTTTTCGATACGGTCACGCTTCGGGTTATCGATAATTGAGCGGCGGCGGGTGCCGTCTTGCCAGTAGATAGAAAGATTATCGAGACGAGTGATCAGGATGGTGTTGTCAGGGAATGACGGAGCACGAACAGCTTGCAAGCCCCCGCTCCGCTTCTGGCTCATGATCACATCGGCGGCCAACATCTCGCTATTTTCCTGGTCTTTATTAACCAGTGGGAAATACTTATCAGCGAGCAGAGAGCGTCCAACGATAGCGACCAGTTCGGTATCATCTTGGAACCAAGGGGCGATCATTTCGTTGACGGCGTCCATCACCAGTGCATCCGTGTTGTGGTAGTCGCCATCTTTACCAATGCGGATTTTGGCAGAAATAACCTCACCCGATTCATCAACGATTTTATCCATCACCTGATCGTTGGCACAGTTACGGATTTTTTGCAGCCAGCCGATATTCAAATCCTGCAGCAGCTTGTTAACGGTAATATCTGATGTTTTTTTACGCTCAATGCCATTCCAGCCGATCATGATGCGGTCAAGTGCCTGGCGTTTTACAATCTGGTTGCGAATACGCACCTGGAAATCAGGGAATTTAGCCCAGGCATCCAGTTTTTGATATTTCAGCGCGGTATCAAAGTTGGTTTGAGTACACATATAACCCACTTCGTCCAGCGTAGTGGGGTCAATAGGTTCACGGTCTTTTTTATCGGTATCCGTGGTGCTGGCAATAGGTCGATCGATGCCTAAACCGACTTTTGCACCGCTTTGGTCATCAACAGGAATAACGTTGATTTGTTTCAGAAAATTGCTGCTCTCCTGGATTTTATCTTCCAGGGTCTGGCTAACCGATGGTTCTACAGCAAACTTGGCCGCCACGTCAGTAGCTTCGATGTGGTTCAGGCTGGCAACCTGAGAAATAAACTCTTTATATTTCTTGCGGGTATTCGTTTTCATTGAGGCTTTCCTCTTTCCAGTCTTTACGGGGTGATTGACGTTCTTTCTCGCTGCTAGCCCATCAACAATCGGTTAAAACAGCTCCTTCGCCGCCGGTAGATAAATCACGGCGATGCTGGGATCTGTCGGTGTTGCTAAGGGTGCTTTTAAGCTCTGAAAGCTCGCTTTTTGTGGCCTCAAGCTGGTTATTTAATGTTTCAACGTGATTTTTCAGACCGGAAAGGGCGGTAAGTTGGCTTTCTAACCCTTGTTGACGTTCAGCGACAAACTCCACTGCCTTATGAACATCAGCAAAGCGACCATCGTCAGAGGTTTGTTTGCTGCTAAACATCGCTTTGATTTGCGTTAACAAGTTTGGCTTGCTTGCTTCTGGCGCATCAAACTCCATGCGTGTTTCTTCCAGTGCGCCAAAGAAAAGGCCGCTTTTTTCTGCCAAGTGATTAGCGGTGAATTTCATTGCTTCAGAACCCAATGAGGCCGGGTTATCAGTGAATGCCAGCCCGGTTAGGTAGGCTTTACCTGTGTCTGCAAATTGGGGGTAATATTCGATACTGGTGTAAATTTTCTGCCGGTCTTTATTCAATTGCACTAACCCGTCGGTGGCATCTACCTGAGCAAGCAAAGCCAATTTACCTTGCAGTGGGCCTTTAGTGATTTCTTGTGCTTTCAACGCGGCAACATCGCCCTGGGCTTTAAAGTCACTGTCTGGATACATACTCAGATAGTGCTCAAGATTGGCGCGCGCTGGGCGAAAATCCTGATTGAAAGAATCGGCCATTTCTTGAATGTGGTGGCGTTCGATTTTACGCCCGTCGCAGGTTGCCCCTTCAACGGCAACACGGAAAAACTTTGATAATGGCATTAGGTAAGCCCCGATCGTGTTAATAGTTGGCCGGTTCGGCCGTGATGGGCTTATGTTGAATGTGGTGGGAATGATGAACAACGTAGATACATTGTGCTGTGTATGGCACAACCTGTATTAAGAGTTTTGAGCGTGGTAGATAGGTAGCCTTTCGGCATTGAAACGTTATATTTCAGGCCGATAAAGCATGAGTGAAATCACTATCAGCAGCGATTTAGATCCGCGCCGTCAGGCGATGTATCTCTATTGGCAAGGTTTCAGGGTTGCCCGTATTGCTGAGATGGTCGGAGAGAACCCCGTCACAGTACATAGTTGGAAGCGCCGGGACAAGTGGGATAACTATAGCCCGCTTGATCAAATGCAAATTACTACGGCGGCCCGTTATAACCAACTTGTCCTAAAAACTAAAAAAGAAGGGCAAGATTTTAAGGAAATAGATTTACTGGCGCGGCAGGCAGAACGTCAGGCGCGCATAGGGAAATTTAATGCAGGCGGTAATGAAGCCGATCTCAATCCTAATGTTGAAAATCGCAACAGCGGAACACGTAAAAAGCCCCAAAAAAACCTGTTTACTCCAGCACAACATGCAAAACTGAAAGCAATCTTTGAGGATCAGATATTTGACTACCAGCGCGATTGGTACCTGGCTGGGCTATCAAAAGATTTCCGTATTCGCAATCTGCTCAAATCTCGCCAAATCGGGGCAACTTATTTTTTTGCCCGCGAAGCGTTGTTAGATGCGCTGGATACTGGGCGTAATCAAATGTTTGTCTCTGCATCAAAGGCGCAGGCGCACCAATTCAAAAATTACATGGCGGCGTTTGCCCGTGAAGTCGATGTTGATTTGTCCGGTGAGGTAATCATTTTGCCTAACTCGGCTGAAATGCATTTTCTTGGCACCAATTCCAGCACTGCGCAAGGTCGTCCGGGGAATCTTTATCTTGATGAGTACTTTTGGATACCTGGCTTCTTGAAACTACGCAGGGCGGCGTCCGGTATGTCATCACAAACGCACTACCGCTCTACGTACTTTTCTACGCCGTCCAGCGTCACCCATGAAGCCTATAAGTTTTGGAACGGGACGCTATTTAACAAAGGTAAATCTAAAGAGCGCCAGCGAAATATCGACGTTAGCTATAAACGTCTGGCTAGCGGTGTGCTTTGCGAAGATAAACAATATCGTCAGATTGTCACCATTGAAGATGCATTGCGCGGTGGATGCAACTTGTTTGATATCGATGAATTGCGTGATGAAAACAATGATGAAGATTTTGACAATCTCTTCATGTGTAATTTCATTGATGATTCTTCTTCCACGTTCTCAATGCCTGAAATGCAACGCTGTATGGTTGATAGCTGGGAGTTGTGGAAGGATGTTAAGCCGTTTGCATTGCGTCCAGTGGGAGAGCGTGACGTTTGGATCGGTTATGACCCTGCCAGTTCAGAAAATGGCGATAGCGCCGGTTGTGCTGTCGTCTTACCGCCGCGCGCGCCGGGCGGGAAATTTCGCGTATTAGAACGCCATCAATGGAAGGGCATGGACTTTGCTGTACAGGCGGCAAACATTAAAGCACTGACCGAACGCTATAATGTTACCTATATCGGCATTGATAATACCGGCCTCGGCCGGGCCGTCTCCCAACTTGTACGCCAGTTTTTCCCCGCAGTGAACGCGATTAACTACAGCCTCGAAATGAAAACCGATCTTGTCCTCAAAGCTAAGGATGTGGTGACGTCTGGCCGCCTTGAATTTGACGCTGGGTGTATTGATATCGCCACGGCGTTTATGTCGATACGTAAACAAATGACCGCATCTGGCCGCCGCGCCACTTATGTCACTAGTCGCGCTGAAGGTATCAGCCATGGCGATGTGGCATGGGCAATTATGCATACCTTATTTAATGAACCGCTCGAAGGGGCAACCGGTAGCAATACAGGTTTTATGGAGATTTACTAGATGAGCAGACGCAACCGAGGCCGTAAATCTTCGCAACCGGTCACAACAAACCAAAACACAGCAAAAGTAGAGGCATTCACATTCGGTGACCCAATACCGATGCTCGATCGCCGGGAAATTTTAGACTATCTCGAATGTGCCACCGTTGATCGCTGGTATGAACCGCCGGTGTCATTTACCGGGCTAGCTAAGACGTTCCGCGCGGCAGTCCATCACAGCTCACCGATCACCATGAAACGCAATATTTTGGTAAGCCTGTTCAAACCACATCGCCTGTTGTCAAAACAGGATTTTAGCCGCTATGCCTTAGATTTTATGGTGTTTGGCAACGGCTTTATTGAAAGTCGTTATAACAAACTAGGCGGTCTTATGAAGTTAGCCCCTAGCCTGGCTAAATACACCCGCCGCGGGGTTAATACAGACTCGTACTGGTTTGTGCAATCATGGACTGAACCGCATCAGTTTGAAGAGGGGACGATTTTTCACTTGATGGACCCCGATATTAATCAAGAAATCTACGGCGTCCCCGAATATCTTTCTTCGTTAAATTCAATTTGGCTGAATGAAGCGGCCACTTTGTTTCGGCGCAAATACTATCTTAACGGTAGCCACGCCGGTTTTATTCTGTATATGAATGACGCGGCCCATAAACAGGAAGATATTGACGCGCTACGCAAGGCTTTAAAAGATTCAAAAGGGCCGGGTAATTTCCGTAATTTGTTTATGTACGCACCTGGCGGTAAAAAAGACGGTATTCAGCTTATCCCCATGGCGGAAGTGGCGGCCAAAGATGAATTCGCTAATATTAAAAATGTTACCCGCGACGACCAGTTAGCCGCACAGCGAACACCGCCGCAGCTCATGGGGATTTTGCCTAATAATACCGGTGGTTTCGGTGATGTTGAGAAAGCCGCCCGGGTATTTGCCATTAACGAACTGGCTCCGCTTCAAGAGCGTTTGAGTGAATTAAATGATTGGGTAGGGGAAGAGGTGATCAGCTTCAAACCCTACGAACTGTTAAAAGCAGATTAGTGACGAGATAGTGAATATATGACACCTCTAATAACCGCCGAAAGGCGGTTTGTATATGTTTGATTAGCCATAGAGCCACTTACCTGCTCGTGCGCTATCTGCCAGCATCCCAATCGTTAATGGTAAAGGTTCATCATCGTCACCGCCACAGGTACACAGCGCAAACAGGATGAACGTTTCTTGAGGCCAATACTTCTCAAACTCGAAATTAGCAGGATCTACGTTGAACCGCTTGAAGTACTCATCCATGATTTCCGCGCCGGTTTCACTTGCCCAAACATATTTGCCAGTAGACAAGCTTGTCTCCAGCGTGACTGGTATCTGCTTTTTTGAGAACAGGATAGGTTTATTAAACCGTTGACTGTACCACTCTATGACTTCCTCGTTACTTACCAT